TCAAACAGCCTTTCGACCCCTGATCGACACCAGAGTATTGCGTGATCGCTTCGGTGGATTGATCAGCCGGTAGTGAGCTTTCATAGCCTCGGTTGAGTGTAGCCCCTTGTCGTTATCACCCTGTGAAACGAACTCGTCAGTCAGACCTCTTTTCCTCATATCCATTATCCAGTATTGACCAGGCTCCCCCATTTGTTTGTAACCAGCACGCTCTGATGCCTCGGCCCACCACTTTGAAAACGTTCTGTGCGTGAGCGGTTTGAGCCGGTACCGGCGATCCATATACATTGGATAAATCAGCAGGCGATCGTGCTCTGGTTTTTGGAAGACGTTGCCATTCATCCTAAACTGCTCATCCCGGAATCGGAGTAGCCATTCAACTTTCTCACGCATCTCGCGGTTCATGCCGATGATGCCGGCAACGGATGTTTTCGAGCGTGCCAGGTTGATCTCGCCCCATATCCAGTTCGCCGGATCCGGATCGGATTTATCAACCGCATTTAGATCGACTTGGTTCGTTCGCAAACTGAAGAAGTCGACCGGCTGCTGGCTTACCATGTAGAGCAAGTCGCAGATCTCGACGCGCCACTGACCATCAAACTCTTTGGACTGGTAGTTGTGGACGACCAACTGGTCAGTGATTCCGATATAGGCTTTGTCCGGTACCAGTACCTCACGTTTTGCGACTGGCACCTTGTCGATGTCGCGCATCGGGTTTCTGTCGATCAGGCCAGTAATAACCGCGTGATCAAACACCCGGCCCAGCATTGCTTTCAGATGATTGTAGGTCGTTCCCCTGGTTGCCCATGGCGCCAGCAGCGCTCGTATTTTTCTGAGCAGGTCTGGTGATGACATCGCGAACTTGCCGGCGCTCTCACGCTCAAGTTGTTTGCACTGTTTGATGTAGTCCGACTGGGTGCGCGGTGCCAATGGTTTGCCCTGGCCACGCTTGATCTTGATCATGACCTTGCCTGGCTCCAGCATCTCGGTGCGCCACTGTTTGAGGAAGTCACGCAGATGGATGTTGGCGCCCTTGCTTACCGGTGTGTTGGTGCCCTGGATGGTGGCGATCAGCTTCTCTGTGTCTTGGGCCCCGTAGGCCTTCTCGCAGATTGCCTTCGATAGCGCCCACAGCGCGACAGCCTTTTCAAAGTCTCGGGTCTTCAGACTGGCCTGCCGACCGGTGAAAGGATTCTTGAAGTAATACCTGCCGTCAGAATAACGACCCAGCCCGGGATAATTCCCCAGGCGTGAGTTTTCACTGTTGCGCGGTCTCGGCATTATCGGCTCGCAGCTTCCATGGCCGTCCGGATGTCATCCTGATCAAGACCCAGGCGACTGGCCAGGCTCTCGATAGATGTCATCTCTTTTCGTGACGGGGATGCCATTTTTCGCACCTCGGTATCATGGATGTCAAGGTGCACGAACCATTTCCCCTTGCCATTGAATTTGAATGCACCGGGTATCTTCCCGCCGGCGGCATCCCGAATCCATGATGAAGAGTGTTTTTTCTCATGAGGCCTGCGAAGGGCAGGGTAGTCCTCCAGAGGAACGATACTGTCATTTACTGCTGCTGTAGCACTCACGTCATAACCCTCGCTGCCTGCATGATTGTCATACACCGGCCGTACTTCATTCTGAGTATGAAATCCAACCGACGCTGGCGCTTGTATTGTTGCCAGTTGCCCTTTGTCATGAGAACAACCCCATCTGTTTTACTGCTTCTGAATTTGCTGGCGCGGTGTCCTGGACAACCCACTGCCACATTGATTCCCCGTCAGCATCAAGATCTGCATCAGGCGATAGCTGTGCCGTGGTCAGCGCTGAAATATCCGGCCTAACCACGGGTATTTTCCCGGCTATCTCTTCTCTGGAATCCGCCCAGGCTTCATCTTCGGTTTTACCCAAACCCCAAACACAATTCTCCTTCGCATCGATGACGACAATCATGCCGGTATACCTATGCGATCCTGCAGATCAAATGGCCTGGCTGATGTCGGCCTCGATGGGATCACCCGTTTACCGTCATAGGGTATTGACCCTTGCTCACGCGCCAGCCGAATACCAGCACGCAGGGCTGCGGCTGTGCCCCGGGCTTTCACGAATAGCCGACGACAGTGAATCAATTTCCTGCTTCCTGGCTTTCGATACCAGACGGTGACCTCATAGGGCCATGGCTTGAGCGGATCGGTGCGCAGCGGGTGGTTGGGGCTGAGTGCAATATTCATGCAGCAGCCTCCATCCGAACCGGTTCCGGATCCAGATTGGCACGGGAAAGCGCTTTCATAGGTAAAGGGCTGACCGAATTGCCGACGAAGCGCACCTGTTTGTATTTCGGAAACACACGGCCATCGTGACCGCGATCAATGATGTAGCTGTCGGGGAAACCTTGGGCCCTGAACAATTCGCGCGGCGTGAGCATGCGCAGCCGGATATCCACGATCACATACGGAGCGCCTTGCAGGTACACGGTGACCAGCGCCAGCCGTTCCTTTGTAGTGATGGTATTGGTGGGCTTATCCAGCCCGCTCCATTGGCCACCCTCGCTGTAGTACTGCATTAGGAACCCGGACACCCGCATGGCGCCAGCTTCGTCCTCTGGCGACAGCTGGCACTCGATCAGCGCCGTTTTCTCTCTCCCGGTGGCCGTCGGGGATGGCTGGTCGACACCCTGGCCAACGCTGGCGCCGAACTGCCGGGACAGGAACGCAGTGACCATGCCGTGATGCTCACCACCAGCGCTGATAGTTCTCACTGGCTCGTCAGCCGCCCGTGCATCACAGTTTCCGCGAAGGTGTGCCAGGTGCGCAGTCACCAGCTGCTGCTGGCTGCCAGTGTTGGTGATCGTGCTAATGGGATCGCGCGCATCGTGCCCGGGGTTGGTGTTAAACCCGCCGTTCATCTGAGCGAGGTATGCAGTAGTCACTGCATGGTGCTGGCCAGTTGTGATTGTGGTAACGGGGGCTGTTACTGGACCACCTTCGTTATTGGTCTGGTTCACCATAATGCACGGGGCCATGACAGCGGAAGCCATAGCAAACGATCCACCTTTCGGGTAACCGGTGATCGTGCGCAGCGGTTCGTCAGCCGCCATGCTTCGCTGGTTACTGCTGTTGGCATGCTCAGTGAGGAAGGGTGCCAGTGTCGCGTCGACAACTCCGTGCGCATCATGCGCAGCGGTTATTGTGCACATGGGCTCATGTATCGACTGACCTCGGAACCGTTCGCCGCCGTGGTTGCAGGTGACAATGAAAGGCTCTGCCGTATCCAGTACGTACTTTTTCACGCCCTTGGCGATCCGGCGCATGGTGGCATCAGCCAGCGGCCGCTTGCGTCCAAAGATCGATTTGCCCGGAATGCTCCAGTCAATGCAGTCTGCCGCGGTGCGCCATTTCTTTTGGCCGCGTTTCGGTTTCTGAGCATGTGTAGGGGCAGGCCACACAATTGGCTTGCCGTCGCATCGCGCCACCAGGTACAGGCGTTCCCGGGTAGTGGGCGCGCCATACTCGCATGCTTTCAGTGATCTCCATTCAACCTGGTAGCCCATTGCGCGCAGGCCGCCAACGAAATGTTGCCAGTTGTGACCACGCTTTCGCTTGTTGGGCACCAGGTGTTGTCGATCAACAGGAACCTGCTCTCCTTTGCCGGCGACGCGCGAAACCATCCGCCCGGTCTTTGCGCACTTAACAGTGTCCAGAGTTACTACCCGGCCCGTTTTGGAGCAACGCTTTGCGACCAGTGGCGACCACTGCAGGATCTGCGCGACGTTCTCCAGCGTGATGACGTCCGGGCGAACCTTTCCCGCCCAGCGGTGCACAACCCACGAAAGGGAGCGAATAGCCGCCTTGCGAGGCTGCCCGCCACTGGCCTGACTGTGATGGGTGCAATCGGGGCTGGCATGAAGGTGACCCACTGGACGACCTTCACAGGCCTCAACCGGATCCACGTCATAGACGTCGCTGACAAAATGCTTTGCTGCAGGGTGATTGGCCTGGTGCATGCTGATCGCATCAGGGTCATGATTGATCGCAATGTGCACCGGTCGATTGGTACCCATTTCAATACCGGTGCTGGCGCCACCGCCGCCGGCGAACAAATCGACGTTGATCTTGCCGTCGAATGACAGTCCGTATTGTGTTTTGAATTCCATGCCTGTCATGACAGCGCCTCCGCCAGTTTCCTTTTCAGCTTGGTAACAACGCCCTTCGTCGCAGACAGGCGGCGCTCCGATCGATAGAAGTGTTCCCGATAACGGTCACGCTCAGACCTCATGTATTTGTAATCGCGCTCCAGCTTTTCACGGTCAAGGCACATCTTTTCGCAGGCATCTGCTATACGCATCAAGGAGCCAGCATCCAGTTGGTCGCGTGTTATGCCTGCGTCACTATTAACAGTGGCCCCGTAGTTTTTTCTGCTTTCGTCACGGTATGATTTGAAGGTCATGGCTGTTCTCCCACGGCGACAACCTGCCACCCTGAATCATTATTGATAGGTGCCAGCACGGCATCGTGATAAGTCTCGTCCATGCCGCGAACCTCAGTGATCGTCACCGTTCCATCGCCAGAAAAACCAGTGCAGTACAGATCGGTATCGTGCTCATGGGTGATCTGGTAGTAATCGTCAACAGGGGAGAGGGTGAAGCCTTTGCCGCCCACGCCTGGCAGGTACACATCACCAGCGGGTGACAGCTCGGCGTGACAGGGACTGTAATCGTATGCCGTCAGCGCAGCGTCAGAGGCAGTGAGCGCATAACGTGGGGCAGTGTCATACATGACGCCGTTCGGGTCTGTGTTGTGGCCACGGATGCCGAGAGCGTGACCATGCTCATGTACGGATACAGCCAGCAGCGGGCTGCCTATCAGGTCATCGCGCAGGTAAATGGAAGAGCTGGCCAGTTCCCCGGTTGAAGGGTAGTACCTGGATGAAGCGTAGCCTTTGACTTCATAGGAGCCGTGCTCTGCCCACATGGCAAAGAATGATTGCCAGTTGATGACTATGGCGCCATCGACGGCTGTTTCGTAAGTCAGGCCTTTGTAAGTGATCTCCAGCCCGACACGCTGACCCCATGTCCAGATTGAATAGGCCAGAAGGGTGCCGGCATCCAGTGGTGCGCCTGTTGAGTTGTAGTACAGATCAACCTTGTCCATTGGCCAATGCAGTGGGCCTTCTGTCTGAGCAACGATCTGCCGCCCGTCCTCGGTGTATTCGGGCAGGGCGATCCATTCTGGTTCGCTGCCACGGCTTTCAATGATGATTGCCACAATGCACCAGGTAATAAAGCCAATGGTCAGGCCCCAGCGGGCACGATTCGTCTGCTTCGCTAACCGGTGGAAGTCCTCTTCTGTGTATTTCTTTCTCACGCGCTTATCTCGACTGCGTTTTGGTTTTTCGCTGGCGCTTGTAAGTTCTCAGCCAGATCGTACAGCTTCGCGACGGCAGCTTTCGCATTGCGCTTGTATTCATCAGTGACTGGCACCGAGCCGGTAACTGTGTCTATGACCTCAGCCGCCATTGAGATAAGTTCGGCAAATTCTTGCGCATCCACCAGGTGGCCGGGGTTGCCAGACATGCGCGCCTCGATCAGGTGCCAGGCCAGTTCGTATTCTGGCCAATCCTTCTCGATCACTAAGCATTCCAGCTCCGGCTTGCCCATGATGTTTGTGCGCAGCTCAGAATAGTGCCGGGCATCAGCGTTGACAGCTCTACCCAGCCATTCGCGTATTCGCTGGGTGGCGGGAGCCTCATTGGGCTGCGGGTTCAGGTCTTTGATCTTGAATACCAAGTACCGGGGTTCTCGTTTGAAAGTGCTCATGCCACGTCCCTCGTCATAATCAGTCCGGACACTGCGTTAATGACCTCATGCAGAACATCGTCCAGGGGCTGCTCTGCATCTACGATTCGGATCTTGTTTGGTCTTTGCCTGGCAATGGCGTTGGCGCTACTGATGTAAATCTCTGACGCCCGGGAAAAGAACTCTCTGCCAGCGCTATCAATGGCATCCATGGCTTTGCCGCTGGCCTGCTGGCGCTTGATAGCGGTGCTTACCGTACAGCTCAGAACAATGGTCAGGTCTGCCACGGGGAAGTTGAAAACGTTGGCGTGGTCATCCATGATCTGGCGCACTGGCGTGAACTCAGACTGACCCTGGTAGGCCATGGTCGACATGATGTAACGATCCATCAGGACAATCTTTTGAAGTCCTGCAGCTGGGATCAGAACGCCGTTCATGTGCTCATCCCGCGCCTTGAGTACAGTGCGGTATTGCTCAATGGGATCGCGCACGTTATCCATGAGCTCCTGACGCAGGCGCTTTGCCCAGGGATGTTGATGCCCGAACTCTGAAGTGGCCAGCGCATCGAACCCCAGATCGGCAAGGTGTTTGCGGACACCCTCAATAACGGTGGTCTTTCCGCAGCCGTCGATTCCCTCAAGCACAATCAGCATGCTGTTTCCCCGCTGGCGCAAAGGCCTTTACCTGTTCCCATGTGTAGCGCTGGACATAGGCCTTCTTCTTTTTGTCGAAGACGGGCTCGCCGTCGGCAACTCGCCTGCGTACCTCTATCCGGACCCCCCCCTGTCGGCAGGCCAGCTCAGCGAACTGGAATGCACAGCTGGTTACGCCATACACGGTGCTCAGCTGCTCTGTGCGGGTACCGGCCATCATCCGCTCAACCTTGGTGTTAATCTCTGACCGGATCTGCGAGAGCGGTTTGGGCTTGCCCTTCTCGAAGCCATCGACCTTCACTCTTTTGCGCGCCAGCATCTCTGTCATTCCGAAAACTGCGTACATGAGAACTTTCTCCTTTCACGTTATTTTTTGTTTTGGCGCCAGCAGGGTCGAACACTGACTGGAACTGCCGCTCGAATAGAGCCATATCGACTGATTCGCCCATTAAACCGGCCACGCCAAGTCCTCGATCTGTTTAACAATCGCCCTTAACTTGGCTCTGTTCTGCTCGTCGCTGATGCTTTCATGCAGGCATTCCCACAACATCAGGCAGCCGTTGGCCGAGTTGGCAATCAACGACATCAACACCCGATCCCCGCTGTCCATTTCCTTGAGCGCGCGCTCGAGCCAGTGACGGAGCAAGAATTCTGTTTTCTCGGTAACGTTTTCAGAGTTAACGGTCATGCTGCGTCACCCCCGGTGGCTGAGTGAGAAAGGCGGGACACCGGCACGCACCCGGGCACACCGTTAAGCCATGCCACTGGAGTTCCATCGTTCTGGTGCGCAGTCAGTGCAATCGTGTAAACACGGTGGGGCTGGCGCAGGGATTGCACCGTGTACCCAAGGCCTGAGTAATCTGGTGTGTAATGCACTTGGTCGCCGGCGCCAAAGCCGTGCCGATCTCGGAACGTGGCACGCTCTTCGCTGGTCACTGGCTGGCGCTGGAACTGTTTCATCCACTCGCGGTACTTAAACACCAGCTCGCCCCGGGTGCGGGCAAAGAAGGCACCCTTAATCCCGCCGACGGCGGCAGAGCCTTTCCACCAGTGCCTCGACACCTGGCTTTCTTCCAATCCTGAATCAACGCTCTGTATTGGTTGTGCGAATGACATATAGCCTCCTAAACCCGCTCCCACACTGCAGCAGGTGTGCAGTGTGCGTTTGCATTACTGACAGGGCGGTAACCCACCCGGCGAATTATTCCCAACCGAGCAGCCCGGGTGATAACGGCGCCCCAGGCTCTGGCGCTGGGCGGTACTGGCAACCCGTGATTGGTGGCGTACTGACGAACATCCTCAGTCTGGAACTGCGCAGATGGGAACGATCGAACGAACCCAAGGGCTTTGTCTGACCAACCCTTTGAATCAAAATCAGCGTTATCCAGGGCCGCGTTCATGCCGGCATCGCGGCGTGATTGGCCTGATGTGAAATCCAGTGCTGTCTGGTTCATGCCCGCGCTCCTATTGGTAAACGACATAGAGGGCGTCATCCCACACAAGCGTGTGAGACAGGCCGAAGTAATCAATAAAGCCCTGGTCGTTTGGCATAATCGCCACCCCGCAGACAGTGCGACGCACGCGGCGTGTCAGGCGCGGGTTAGGGCGAGATCGGGCGCGACGGATCAGAGGATCATCGTCGGCCTGGGCAACTGGTATGGAGGTAACTGCTCCGGCAGTGATGAGCGCCAGCAGGCACAGAGTGCGAAGCAGGCCTTGCTGGAAAGCAATGGCTATAGCCTGAGGCGCGTTTCGAGCACGCAACTTGAAACAAACGGCGTCCATTAGCTGCGATGCATTTTGTGGGCTGCAACCCATCTTCCTTGCCGCCTCTTTCCTAGTAAGGCCGTTTGCGGTGTGAATTAAAATTTCTCGCTGTTTATCTGGCAGGCCTTCTGCAATCAGATTCATAGTTGCTTCCAGTAATTTCGACTTGGTTAAATAATACAGCCGGTATTATTAGTAAGTCAATACCGCCGGTATTATTAATTCTCTGGCCAAAAAATTCCGCGAATGTCTATCTCCGAAAAGGACGATTCACATAAGAGCCAAATGGTCGGGTAGAGGATCTTTTGTTGCGCTGAAGCCAACTAGCGGGTAAAACATTGATGGCAGTAGGTGCAATGAACAACTACAAAAAGAGGGTTTCATGAAAGCCATTACACGTGTGTTTACTATTTTGGCACTGGGTATCGCGTTGATCAGTTGCGCCAGCCCAAGCTTCAATTATGTCCCCCAGTCTGTTGCGCTCTCTGAGCCGCCTTTGGAAGAGCTGGTCACGGCATTTGTCGGCGAACCAATGCTTAGGCAGGGAAGATACACCGAGCGGGATGCGATTTATCTGCCAGTCAAAGTAGATATTGGCTTTGCCTATGATTTACATCCTGGTACTTACCTGAAACAAGGTGAGGATGAAAACACGGAAACTTACCTCCCTGGTGGGAACGAGCCTGGAAGAATTGAAAAATCGTTACTCGCCGATCCTTGGAGAGCAATGATCACCTACAAGACTGATAATCGCCTGTGTGTAATTACGACATTCAATGTAAGGAGCTGCACAGACACTGCTTCATATGAGCGCCGCCAGCTGCCATTGCTGTCTGACGACTCGTTTCAACAGACATTGATTTACAGTGGTCGAGTAGGGGACAGAGTCAATATCGGTTACAGAGAATTCTCATCCAACGCGGCTCGACCCGCTTTCAACAATGACGTTGAATATGACCTGTCCGAATCCAGTACCATCGGTTATCGAGGTGCGCGCCTGGAGATAATCGAGGCGACAAATGAACAGATTCGATACCGTGTGCTCCGAAACTTCAACGAAGCCGAACTGTGACAAAGGCACGAGAGCATAAAAAAGCCCACCGAAGTGGGCTTAGTACTGCTTGCTTCCTGCTGGCGTTATATTTGGTATAGCATGCCAGTGTACTAAGCACGAGATTATTTCAGAACTTAATGAGGAATATCGTCAAAAGGTGTAAAATCCTGCGCCATTCTGCTAACTATTGGAATAATTACCATATTAAGGTGGTCTAATTATCCGGAGAGTTATGCATCTGAGGAGAGATATATGCACAGTGCTATCGCTGTAGCTAACAAAATACTAGATCTTGCAACTGAAAATGGTCGCAGCGTAACTCCTATGCAGTTGATTAAGTTAGTTTATTTATGCCACGGCTGGATGCTCGGTCTTTATGGGCGTCCTTTGCTTGCAGAAAATATAGAAGCATGGCGTTATGGGCCCGTAATTAGATCCCTCTACGCAAAAGTCAAAGATTTTCGAGATAACCCTGTCAAAGGCCCTCTAAAGCAAGGATTGAGGATTAGCGCTCCGGATGAGACGTTCGACGAACAAGAGAGCGACTTAATTAGCCAGGTATTCGAGATCTATGGACGCTATAGTGGGGTGGCCCTGTCCAACCTTACGCATGAGAGCGGCTCGCCTTGGGATGTTGTCTGGAAGCTCAAAGGTCAAAATAGCTCGATATCCAACGATATAATTTCCGATCACTATAGATCGCTTTACGCGACGGCACCGGAAAGCGCTGCGAGCCAATGACAGAAACTAAAAGGATCCCGGCTCAAGGGTTGCCCGAACCGTCTTCTCATACAGACAGTCTTGCAAAAAGAGAGGCCTTGGCGCTAGATGAGGGCGAAGACCTCCAGCGTCAGGCTGACAAGAGCCAGCATGGGCGCAGAGAGACGGTTCGAGATCTTATTGCAGGATGCCTGCACTGGGGAATCATAGCGGCCTTCGTCCTCGCCATAATTGCCACACTTGTTATAGTTGCCCACATGATCTTGCCAGCTGAGTGGCGTTGGCTCAGTGTCGCTGAGGTGGCGACCATCAAAGACACAATCACTAGCGTGATTGTCGGCTTAGTATTCGGCTTTTTGGCACAATCTAAATTCCTCTAGACCAGCGCCAATACAATCCGATCTTTGACTCATCCTCCATCGTCTATGATTCTAAATCCTACTGAAGTGGGCTTGGTACTGCTGCTTCCTGCTGGTTGTAATAGGGTTATAGCAGCGACAAGCGGTGGCTGCTCTGAATTTATAAAAAAGAATGCGTCTGGATGGGTGGCGACAAGCGCGAAAGGCGCTGTAACTGCCCGAGAGCAATCGCATTCTCAGACAGTTATCCAGACAAGACCTCCGGATTTCAGCTTTGCCGAGAACTGCTAGCAAAACCTTCTAGTCTTGGAATGCATCATTAGCGACAGCTCCTGCTGCTCGATTAAACGCCTACCCTTATATGTTGGTCTATATCGGTTACTATCCACCCAGCCTGATTCATCGTGCGTATGGCTTCGTTATATACAGGTAGTTCCGGGGTATTTCCCCGCATTGTAAGCAGCAGCGTAGCCCTCTGAGGGATGTCAGGCATTTGTAGCTCTGCACGGCGAGTTACCTTCATCCTTAATCGCCAAGTCTCAACGTCCTTTCCTTGCGGGAATCTCGCATAATAGGCCTTTACGGGCGACCACTTAAATCCGTTTTCAATCTGATGCTTTTCATACAATTTCCGGATATCTTCTGGGGCGACCGGAACAAAGCTGTCGAATTTGTACTTTCTAGTCCCATCCTCATCCTCCACTAACGCATAATTGCCGAGGCCGACATCCACATTGGTCCTGCAATACTCGGACTTGTATCTGCTATCGGTAATGGGAGAATAAACTACAGTCATCAACATTTGGCCGCGGAATTTTCTATCTTCTGTATTTAAACAGTCAGCTATCGGAAAGGGCCAGCGCTCAAATTCGTGTCCGCCATGGCGAAGATCGGTCTCGAACATCAGCGTTATGGCATTAGGCTCGCAATATAACGAGTCTATAACGTCGCCTGGCTTTCCAAAGCCATAGTGATGTACCGTCTCCGAGGTAATTTTGCGGGATTGTAGTAGCGCTGAGTGGATCAGTAGCGCTTTAATACGCTCGGGGGTAACAGGCGATTCTTGCGTATCTAAATATTGCCAAAGAACTGCTGCTTGGGCGCTCACTAACGGGGTTGCGAAGCTAGTGCCAAGAGTTTCACAAAGAGTATTATTTGCCCCTGTAGTCAATATTCCGGTTTGGGCAAAGGCAAGTCGCTCCGTGCAATTGCCACCATAGTGAGTTACTTCCGGCTTGGGAATAAAGCACGGGCCCGGACCTCTGCGGGAAAAAGGTGATGGCTCTTCCGACTTGGAGAGAGAGTTTGCATTGTGAAGACTAGCTAAGCCACCTACCGTTAACGCTCGTACTGAATCGCCAGGTGATGAGACTCTGTCGGCTCCTCCCATATCTGTCACCTGCGGCCACTTCTGAACGTGAGAGTGATTGCCGGCAGCTATTACAAACAAACATTTATGCGCATCGTGCATCTCATCAAGAAAACATGCTAAGTCTGAAAATGCCGAATCTATACAAGGTTTGGTGCCGCCCATTGACAGATTCCAAACACGAACCTCCGGGTGCTTAGGTATGACATCTTCCAAAATCGCGACTAATACATCCTCGCGCAAGTTAGCACCTTTTTCGAAAACCGGCACATCCAAAATCTTTGCCTGTGAACGGGGATAGCGATCGTCTTGGTTATTTAGCGTATAGGCCCCTGCAATAAGGCCAGCCACCATAGTTCCGTGAGAGTGATCTTGTAGTTCTTGAGGCACATATTCTTCTCTACCAACGACCCAGGGCGCTATCAGAGTACTATGCGGGCAAACTCCAGAGTCCACTACACCAACGATCGGATAGTCGGCCTCGCTCGAAGGAGGAGGCAGCTGAAACTGGTCGACTAATCCAACTGGAGTGGTTTGTAGCTCCAAGTCTAATGGCCGATATGTAGGCATAGGAGTTAAAGACTGCAATCCCATGAATGATTCAAACGCCTCGCTGATTTTCTTAGTCTGAGGATCGGTTTTGAACTCAGAAAATCTTGTGCCGTATTTAAGCTCCTCAAGCCCAACGCCCTGCTCTTGAGCAAACTCCACCAATGCCCTCTTGATACGGCGGTTGACTTCGGCGTCCCCATGATCGAACGTATGAATTTTTAGAGGGATATTCTCTTGAATGGACGCATTAATATCCTCGATATCACTCCCCATTCTGTTTTCATGGACGCGATAAGGTTCAATTTTTTCGATGGCAGAAATATTCGCAATCGGCTTTTCGCTGGTGGTGTTGTTTATTTCATCCGCCAGTTTCTCTAAACCATCCGGTGATGCACTAACCAGAACCTCGCCAAAACTTAGTACACCGATAATTGGACATGTCCTTTTCCTGAGAAGTGACGTCGGTCGATGCGACTTTGCCAAAGCCTCTTCTTTAAGAGTAATTTTCACAACAGCTGGAATATCAGGCCATCTTTCAAATTGCTCTGAAAAATAGTCGTGCGCAGCGATGACTTGCTCAGACAAATTTTCGCGCAAATCTTCAGTTACCACACAAAACGATTTCGGACTCCCTCCCTGGTTTTCTCGCGGCGGCCGATGGTCAGTGCCTCTAATCTCAACGACTTTAATTGGATAATCTTTTTTATTCATATTATTGTCCTAGCTGTTAAGGATTTTAGATATTTTCCCTGTTGACACGCCCAGCAGCTCATTTAACACGCGAGTGGTAAACAAACGATTGTTAACTTCTTTTAATTTCTTTATTTTCTCTTCGTCCGGAATCTTCGCATGGATTAAATCGTGGTATTGAATTTCAGCAATTTTTGAGAGCAATTTGTTATCGTCTACCGCCTCCTTCCCCGCGATGAGGGCAGCTCTAACAGATGCTTCGCAGGCTTGCTTGATCAGAGCCCCGCTCATTCCATCGGTAGCAGTTGTGATCGCTTTAACGTTAGATGAACAGAAGTGGCCTAAAGACTGTTTTATTAATTTTTCACGGGACTCGTTGGAGGGTAGTTGAATATTCATCTTGTAGGCGAACCGCCTCCATACGGCAGGATCTAGCAAGTCTTCATGGTTAGTGGCTGCAAGCAATATAGTGCCCGAAGGTAGGCTATCAATATTTTGCAAAAGACTTACAACTACTCGTTTCAACTCGCCGACCTCATGCTGATCATCTCTCGCTTTTGCGAGAGCATCAAATTCATCCAGAAATAGGACGCATGGTCTATTCGATGCATGCTCAAATAAGCTCCTTATGTTCTTCGCGGTAGACCCCAGTAGGGAGGATATGAGGGAATCACAGCGTGCAGTTAAAAGTGGTAATTCCAATCTTGCTGCAACATATTTCGCTAAGTAAGACTTACCGCAACCCGGCGGCCCATATATCAGCATAGATGGGCTTACGCCCACGCCTGCCTGGGTGAGCAGGTATGCGTTCTCAACAAAAGAAATAAATTCCAATACAGATTTTTGTATCAGTGGCTCCAGGTAAATGTTTAGCTCAGACATCTCTGGATTCGATTCATCTGCTAGTGAAAAGCGGCTATCTCGGTCCACAGGCATAGATTGTGGGCTCAACACTTGTCCGGTTGTCCGGGTTTTTGGCAAATTAGCGCTTTCGACTGCTCGAAGTATTTTCTCAGCTGCTTTAGTCTCCCCGTCGTCGGCCAATTTTGCCGCCAAGGTTCTAGTGTATGAAGCAACCTTAGCAGGGTTCGCTAATATCCCACTCTCGATGATTTTCAAAAATAATGGCAAATGGTTCATAATAATGGCGCTCGTAAAATATGAACAAATTAGGCCATATATGAACATAGATATCAATAAGTGAACATAAAATAACAAATTAAGCTTGTTGGCTATAAACTGTATCGTAGGCGTCCATTGTCAGCCGCGTTAATTCAGGATGTTCAGTTTTTCCCGCCGTTTGGCCACACACTATTCGTTGGGAGAGAGTGAAATCCACATGTTAAGGGCGGCGAAGGAGACCTCAGTGGGGGGGATCCATACTCATTTCACCCTATGCAGGGCCCTTAAAAGTGGGGGGGGCCCGGCATCCGCCCAAACCGCTATGTAGCCGATCACTTGTTTACCCTATCGCTTAGTGTCTGCTTGCCTACTCTTTAATGGCCAGGGGCAGGGGTGCACTGGTGTACACGAAATCGCCACTATCCGTACCGTATCCAATGAACAGGTTCATCACCAGTTCATCATTGAGCGCTCCAGTGAACACGGATATTTCGTGGCTTTGAGCTAGGTAGATATTTTCTCGATGCGGTACCAGGGTGGCTATGTCACCATTGAACGGAATGAAATTGCCCCACATATCCAACGAAAAAAGACCCGCTGGCAGATCTGCCACCAGGAAGATATCAAACTTCCGCTCGATGTGGTTCGGATCGGGCAGGATGGATACAGTTACTTCAATTTGGTCTGAGGGCAGCGCCTGGCGGGTGTAGCTACATTGATCCTGCTTTCTGATGCCCAGCCCAAACACGGCGGGTGAGGGTGCACGCTGGATTTCATCCCATCCAGATGATTCGGCTCTGACTGCCAGTGCAATATCGGCTCCTAGCACGCTTTCTACAGCGGCTTTCTCTGCATCATCGACATCTAACCCATGGCGGTGCTTCACCTCTGTCCAGTTACGCACATATTCGCAATGATGGGCCGTGTTAGGCGGCAACCACTCGGCGGGGCCGCGTGATCCCTTGGATCGGTTGGCACTCGCCGAGACAGCAATCAGCGACTTGGCATTGAGCAGGTCATTGGCATAAGCACGTTTCCTATCCGATCCCCAGGCGTGAGCCCCGCTGCCATGGGCCTCTTCAAGCGGAACCATGTGGTCAATGTCCAATTCGCCGGGGTCCGTGAACACCTGACCAGTAAACGGGTCATACCACTCCCCGGAGAGTACGTTGCACCCGCCGGCATCGAGCGTTGCAGGGATGCGCGAGGCGCTTAATAGGACCTCATGCCTTGTGTCCATGCAGTCGCCGTCGGAGTCCCGCCAGGATGTCATATATTCATCCCGATTGTACGCAGGCACAAAAGAGCCGGGCGCACCGGACCCGGGAGACGGAGTAGGAGTCGGCGTGGGCGTCGGGGCTGGGGTATTGTGGCAGTGGTAGCTGCCGGTAGCCGTGACGTTGTGGCACCCAGAGGCATTCGTGCGGCCCGGGTGGGCGTCGCCCTCTGTTGGCAACATGACTGCGACAAAGAAAACGGTAAGTCCAAGCATTGAGACGGCGTTCATTGGGTGTCCTTTATTGTTTTTTAGGGTCATGGCAGCATCGCAACAATCCTGCAGCAAATTGCGTTACAACCTTACATACCCAAATGGCTATGTCTTACTCCGGCATATAGCTGCCAATCACCACCCCGCAAATATGCACATCTTCGGTAATTTCAATCTTGTCGTATGTGGGATTGATTGGCTTTAGGTACTTGCGACCAGCGTCTTCCACATAAGCCTTGAACGTGTATTCGCCACCAACTCTGGCTACTACTCGGGCGCCATTGGTTGCTTGCCGATCTGGGTCAATGTAAATAATACATCCGTGAGGGTAGGAGCGTTGCCCGGGGTACGGGCTGGTCATACTGTCATTCACTACGCCCAGAGCAAAGGTGCGCGGTCCTGCGTTGGGAGGCGCAGGCATCCAGTCTTCTGCATCACCTGGCTGGTATGGATCCGGTGATTCGCACCACTGCCCAGCTTGAACCCACGATATTAGGGGTATAAAGGCTATTGTGGGTTCGGAGATTTCTAATACGTTTCGCTCTGAAGGCTTTATATATTCGACTGTGTCTGCGAATCTTAAAAACGCCTGCATCTGTTTTTGCTCATCGGCAAGCCGTTCGCTGAATTCCGAGATATCTACCTGCAGGAGTCGCGCAATAACTGAAGCGACTTTGAGATTTAGTGGATTCCTTCCATTTAGATAGTGACTTACGCCGCCCTGCGTAATTTGCAAAGTGTCCGCTATCGCTTCTTGGGTCAATTTCAGGGTTCTTTTTTTCGAGTCGTACAGTTTCTTCAGAGAGGCAGCTTCCTGCCTCTCTAATTCGGTTGGTTCGACTTTTTTCCCTTTGCTATCCATATGCACATGATATTACGAGCGGTCATAAAATCCTAAGACCGCCGGTATTGACAAACAAATACCGGCGGTACTATTATGAAAAAATCTTCGATGGGAATTCTCAAATGACTCGCACACCGATTGATAAATACATGCAGGACAAGAAACTAAGTCAATCCGAAATGGCGGCAGCCGTCGGCTTAACTCAGGGAGCTATAAGCAAAATGATCCTCCGGCGAAGGCAGATATTCGTTATTGAGTCTGGTGGTCGCCTTATTCTCGTGGAAGAAAAGCCTGTTGCTGGGTCCATAGCAGAATCTTCTCATGAGAGCGTCGCCCAATCAGTCAGTAAACCTATATGTGCATCCATACAGTAATAGCGGGGTAGGTTAAGACGAGCATGAATTGGAAATATCACAACATCGCGTTATTTGCGACGCACCTGCTTTCTCAGTGCAAGTGCCAGCTGGCGCATCTTTGCCAGATCGCATCCCTCAAGGGTGTGTTCGCCGCTTCTTGGGTCTTTCTTCCCTTTCTGCTGCTCTTCGTTGAACAGGCCGTGTATGCGATGGAAGCGCCACCGCCGTATGAACCCGGCACGCCTGTCGAAGTTTCTTATATCGCTCTGGGCGAAGGTCAGCCACGCCATGGTTGGGCTAACTTGGATCCGAGCATCGATACGATCGGCAATTTCGTTGAATTCCTCTCTTCGCTGGCGCCACAAAGCGAATTTGTGATTGATCAGGGCAGTGAAAATCATGCTGACCAAGGCGCTGACAGACGCACTTATGAGAGCGATGTAACTAGCGGCTTCGGGATTTGCTACTACGAAGTCGTACATGGAGGCCTCGTTCGTTGCCTGGCGACAGCGCCAGATATTGTTTTTGTAGCGCTGATTTTATTCATTTGGGCTGTAGTTGTCTGCTTCGCCGGAATGATTGGTGCACACCTTGGCAATGAGATTGCTCGCAGGGCCATCAGAAGCCGGTGGGTGCGGGAGATTGAGGCATCTCATCGGGAGAGCGGTGAGCCCATTTCTCAGATTATTAAAACCCGATACAGCCATCCAGATCAGTCAGTTTATCTGAACTGGTATTTTTCATAGCGGGGTAGATCAGATGGAAAACATGCAAATTGAAGCCCGAGACCGCCTCATTGGTGATGGGGTGTCCACCATCGCTGAATGTATCGCTTCGCTGCGCCGGCGGCTGGATGACGAGCTGATCAAGGCCATCCATCCGGCGGATGCTGATTTAACTCGATCGCTGATTGCTGTTTCTTTTAATGGGAGAGACCTTGAGTTGGTGGGCTCTGTTCAGATTCAATCGATTGAACTGCCTCAAGAAGGAGTCGAACCATTTCCAGACATTGAGAAGAATCCATGTGAAAGGCTGTCACTGAAAGCTTTTCTGGGATCTCTCCGCGCCTTGGTGAAGAAATTAACGAGGCGCGAAGTACGATCACGCCGTGGAGGTGGCTGTTCAAAACCTCGACTTTAGCCAAGGGGACTGAGCTTACATCGTTTTCATATGGTTCGTTCATGAAGAATCTCCGTGTTGGTTTGTTGTTTGTGGTGACCGCCAAATTAGCACGGGATAGGGCAAAGGCCGAAGCCCTCAAGGATTGGGAGTAAACCTGGTCGAAGAAGCCAAGAATTTATAGTGAGCGGGAGCTAGCGCATGAGTGAACCACAAGCATCAGAGGACAAGCTGGATCAAGCCAGTGATCTGCTCAGGCGCCATGGCTATACAGTTCTGAGGCCGGATCCGTTCAGGGATGCCCAGCAGGCCGCACGCAGTGTCAGTCCGAGAAAACAAGAAAACCTGAACACCGGTGCGCGTCAGAAGAAAAGGGTGGTAGGCGCAGACATGGAGCAAAGGGTGGTTCTTATTAAGCAGCTCGCAGGAAAGGTGCCGAGTGTAGATATTGCAAACAGGGTAGGCATCTCCATGGCCAATCTCTCAAACATCGCCTCGCGCTACAAAATCAGTCTGAGGCTCGTGAAAGGTAAGTGATCGGTAGAAGTGAAAGCGCATAGCGCTGATCGTCCTGCGGGGAATTCTCCCCATTTCTGCTTGTGCAGGGCGGTCAGCAGTATGTGATGAAGCTCACCGGTAGAGCGGCTGGGTGACCCCCGGCGACACACACTGCGCCAGTCCATCCCACGCTAGCGCAGGAAATGTGTAGATCAATGAGGAGTTGATCGGAGCGGGTTTGATTCCCGCCATTGCAGCCATATACAACCCGAGAGGGGCGCCCGGCAGCATTATCGCCGGAATCCAGGATGGTGACGTCACGACGATCCATCCTGGTAGCCCCGCAATAGCGACCTGGCTGTCTTCGCGACAGGCGCCTGGCACAGCAGAAGTGGATTATCTGCCACCCGTGGTAGCCGGCCTCGACGAATGGGCACGCGGCAATGACCACCGCCGGGACGAAGGTAACCCGGCCCCGATTACAAAAACATGCCCGGTACAGGTAGCAGGAGCCGCAATGCAAAAAGAAGATCAACTCGACCCGCTTGAGCGGGCGCTGGAAACAAACCTAAGCCGCCGGCCACCGGACTGCTGTGAAACTTGCGGTGGACTGATCCCCAGCGCTCACCAGCTTAAAAACCCCGGCACCGACCTATGTGACTTTTGTGCTGGTCAGTTTACTGCGCCAGCAGCTGGAGGTGCGCATGGTGGGTCGTGAGATGTTGCCACTTTCTTTTGATCACAGCATCTATGATGGGGCTGTCCAGGATCTGGTTGACGCTGCCAGAGGTTGTTTGATGACGCGCGCAGAGCAGCGCTGCCTGGTGGAGTTCATCACAGCGGAGCGCAGCTACGGATACCTGTTCCGCACCAGGGCAATTGAGCGCCCGCCAGGCTTCAGCATTGTCGTCACGCTGCTGCCGGGCTACTTGCGGTTACTCAGTGCGCTGCGTGCTGGCGCTCCTCAGACCATGGATCTCATCCGCAGTGAGCTGGCGCGCAGGCAGGATGCTCAAGGCGGTGTTGTATGAACACTTTTATCATCACACCGCTTGAAGTCCTGCAGGATCAGCGCCTCACACTGATGCAAACGCGTGTGTTGCTGGGGTTGCTGAGCTTTCGCCAGAAGAACACCGACACTATCTGGCCAGGCCGCGAGAAAATTGCGGCGCGATGCGGATATCCAGTGAACAAGGTCAGCACTACAACCACGCAACTGCAAAAACTGGGCTGGTTGGAGAAGGTTCAGCGAGGCCGATCCAGATCCTGCGTTTACAGAATAACGGTTCCTGATTTAGTAACTGTTTCAGAGTCGAAAGAGGTCCCCGAATCAGTAACTGATTCTGCCGCCAAAGCAGTGCCCGATTTAGGAACTGATAACAGCAATGAAAACAGTGACCGAATCGGTAACAGTAACCAGATCAGTAACGGTTCCCGAATCAGTGACGAAACAGTTACCGAATCAGGAACTAAACAGTTACCGAATCGGGTAGAGGCTAAGAACAGATCAGGAACAGATCAGGAACAGATCAGTAAAAACAATCATGACCCATCCGACGAATCGGATGAGTCGTCAGCAAAGAAAAACGTTGTTGATTACCCACTGCAATTCGAAGTGATCTGGAAGAGTTATCCACAGCGCGAGGGCAGCAATTCAAAACGCCAAGCTTTCCAGGCATACCGCGCTCGACTGCGCGATGGCATCAAGCCCGAGAAAATCTCTGCAGGCGTTAACCGATATTTCCACTACTGCCGAATGAAGGGGATCTTAGGCACGGCCTTTGTGATGCAGGGTCAGCGCTTTTTTGGCCCATCTCTTGAGTTTGACAATTCCTGGGTGATCACTGAACAACAGGATATTTCGCCGCAGGCCGGTTCTGCCGTCTCGGTGCGCCGTGACTCGCGCAATATCATGGATCGCCTGGGTGATCGATCATGGGCGGAGGGTTGAGCATGTCACGCACAAAAGACCGAGTCATAATCTGCCAGGCACTGGATCACCCAGGCCTGCTGACCACCAATCAGATGAAATTTGTGATGAAACTGTCGCGCCAGCCCAGCCACTGGCGCCTGAGCCCGGCGCAAACCGAATGGCTGTACCAGATCGCGCGAGAGCGGCTTAATCTGCAACTGGCCACTCCGGCGATCGATCCGGTAGTTGACTATCGCTCGAGGGCCTGTGCATGAGACGTGGACACAAAACCTGTGAGCGGTGCCAGTTCATCCGACCTATCGGGATATTCCAATCTGATTCTGACATCTGTAATCGTTGCCGCTTCGGTGACTTCCGCTGCCAAATACGCGAGTACAACACACCATTCGATATGCGTCTGGGTAACGTTTTGGCCAGCTTTCCTCTGACCGGCATCGGAGTCATGTCTGCCCTGCAGCAGATGCAGGAATTACCACCACCCGAGCAGATGGGGGCGGCATGACTCACGATGAAATAGTACAGCGCGCTGAGAGATTCCTGCAGTCAATGAACTGTAAAGTCGTTATCCGAGACCCGTTTCGAGCCCACACTCACACCGGCGAACAGCCTGACGCGATCGGCTGGCGTGACGGGTTGTCTTTTCTAATTGAGGCTAAAGCGAGTCGGGCTGACTTTCTCGCTGACAGGAAGAAGAAGTTCCGGTCAGCACCGGAGACCGGCATGGGCGATTGGCGGTTCTACATGTGTCCGCCAAACGTCATCATGCCCGAGGACCTTCCAGCCGGCTGGGGTTTGTTGTGGGTTCATCCTAGAAAAGTGGAACGGGTGACTGGATTCCCGCGCAACTGTCATTACCACCGGGGAAAGCCATTTCAGGGGAACAAAGTAGCTGAAAACATGATGCTGGTATCAGCCCTGCGCCGGCTCACTATTCGTGGTTACTTGCCAGAAATCTATCAAGGCCCGGTCGGAGCTGAATATGGCGCGTAGTACCAAACAGTGGAAGCGGATCCCAAAGGATGAAAAGAAAGCTATAGAAAAATATCATGCATTAGTGGCTGAGATGGCTTGTGTGGTCACTGGGAAGAGGCCGGTGACGTTGCACCACTGCCATGGGGGCAGCCTGGCTGACATAGGTATCACCCGCGGGATGAGCCAACGACCCTCTGACTGGCTGGTGATACCAATCATCATGGACCTGCATGTCGGCCCCCAGGGCATCGATGGCGGCAAAGGCGTCAGGTCATGGGAGGCAGAGCATGGCGCCCAGCTGGATCATCTCATTGATTTGCAGCTCAAGCTTGGCATCGATCTATTCACTCTGGCGGGCTATGACTGGACGCGCCACGTCGAAAAGGGAGTGCCTTCCTGATGATCATTGTAGGTATCGATCCCGATAGCACGGCTCATGGCGTGGCGGTCTACCGAGATGGTGAGCTCACGGAGCTCGCTGAGCTCAGTCTGCCGCAGATCCGGCAATGGATAGCAGCGCTGGAGTCGACTAACAATTTGATCTTCAGCATCGAGAACGTCTTGGCGCAGAATTTTGTTTACTCGCGCAACGCTCTCGGGAAGAAGGCAGCTCACGCTAAGGTTGCCCTCAGTGTCGGCCGCTGTCAGCAGGCCCAGGCAGAGCTTATGCGTGAACTGGACTTCATGGGGATAGCTTACGAGGTGCATGCGCCGACTGGCTATAACTGGGCAAAGAACAAAGACCAGTTTGCAAAGCAGACTGGATGGAAGGGCAGCAGTAACGTTGAGACCCGATCGGCCGCGTTCTTCGGTTGGGTAGCCTTATCGGCCAGGAGCAGACATGCCTCAAAATAAAACGACTGACGCCTATACGTACGATCGGCCCAGCAAGCTGGAGTCCCGTACTGCCTTGATGAATCTCAGGTCCTGCGATCTCACTGGCGTAGGCGGCCCCAGATCCAGCATCCGGCTTTGCGGTGGTGATGTGCTGGCAGCCTTGCGCTTTGGCGAGCCGCCCAGGCTGGAGTGCGCCCGCCACCTGGACTACAGGCATTGTATGGACATGATGGCGCTCCTGGTGTTCAGGAAGTATCAGCTTGACCTGGCTGCTGGGAGAAAGCTTTTCCACTGGACGCGCCTAGTTATGGTGTCGCAACTGGTAGCTGAGATGCCGGATGGTCGGGCCAGAAGCGCAGAGGTCAGCGATGCTCGAGGAACGTTGAGCGCCTGCTGCGAAGTTGTCATTGAGGATGTGTGCAATCCGCATCTGTTTATCGACATGTCCGGCAGGGAATGGGCGCGCCGAATCGGCCTGAAGGATCACAAGGGTTGGTCGGATCGCTGGGCACGGAGGTATAGTGATCTGCGCCGGGTCGTCGCCGAGCTTGATGACGTGGCTGTGCGAAAAATAGAATTATTTACCTAGATGTTGTGACCCCCCCAAAAACAGGGTATATTTCCCCATACTACCGATTGGTAACTAAGCCAGAAGCCCAGCCCTCAAAAGCTGGGTTTTTGCGTTTCTGACGTAGCACTTTCTTAACTCCCCAGGAGAACAAAAATGCGAACCCCCAGAACAGTAGGATTGTGGCGAGCGCTCTCGACACTGATGTTGTCGATGGCTCATACGTGCATTGCTCAAATTGAATCATTTTTCGTCACCGCTATGGAAGTGGTGCAGGTCACTGTAGAGCATGCAGTCGATCGCGTTGTTGCCAGCGCGCACTCGTTCAAGGCGGTTGTTTGCGCTTCGGTGCGTAAAGTAACGACCAGCAGGGTATCAATTGCAGCCGGTCATGTATCGATGCTGAAGTCCAGGGGCTATGCATCAGCCTGAAACAGTAAGAACTTTCGCCCGCCTTTGAGCGGGTTTTTTATTTCCGCTACCAGGGAAACTTCGAGCCGCTGCGATCCAACAATCCAGCGGCTTTCTTTTTGGCCGGTTAAGGAGCCGATAACACGTGTTTATGCGATCCACTACCGAACAGACGATTATCAGCGTCAGCACAAAGATGACTGCGGGCGGTGGCGTTACTGCCGTTGGTTCAGGCGTCGCCGGCAAGACCTTGCGGATCACTACTGAAAATCCAGAAATTGCCAACAATGCCATGGCCTGGGCAGATATCGGTGTTATCTGCGGGATCGTCATAGGCCTGGCAGGCTTTATTGTTCAGGTAGTCGTTGCCTATCGCCGCGATCGCCGAGAGACAATCTTCCATCGCCAGCGCATGTCGATCCGGGACAGTGGCAATGAAAGTTAGAACAGCAGCCGTCGGCATTTCCATTGCTGTGCTGGCGCTGTTTGAGGGTTATCGTCAGATAGATTATTCAGACCCGGTAGGCATTCCCACGGCCTGCTTTGGTCACACAGAGACTGCTTCATTGGGTACCCAGCGTGACCTGGCTGGCTGCGAGAACCTGCTGATCAATGATGTGAGAGAGCGCCAGACAATTGTCCTGAAGTATGCAAAGGTGCCACTCAATGACAATCAGCTGGCAGCCCTGACATCGTTTGTCTACAACGTGGGCGAGGGCGCATACAGAGACTCGACGCTGCTCAAGAAGCTCAATGCCGGCGATTACGAAGGAGCCTGTAAGGAGCTGTCGCGATGGGTGTTCGCCGACGGTCAGAAGCTGAGAGGCCTCGAGCGGCGCAGAGCCCAAGAGATGAAGCTGTGCTTATCCCCGCCGCTATTCGGTCCGTGATGCACCCGGCGCTTATCAAGTATGCACTGGTGCTGGCGCTCGGCTTCATAGTGGGCGCGACTGTCAACGGCTGGCGCCTTGGCGGCCGAGTGGAAAGCATAAAGGCTGATCACGCTGCCCAGATCACCGACATTGTGTCAGTGGCCTCTGCGGCTGCAAGTGATGCCCTGGAGCGCCAGCGCAAGGCACAGGCCGCGTTGTCAGTCATTGACCACCAATATACCCAGGAGCTTACCGATGCCCGCGCTGAGAGCGATAGGCTGCGCAGTGCTGTTGCTGACAATCAACGCCAGCTGCGCGTCCAGGCCACCTGTCCAGATCCCGGTCGCGGTGAAGTGCGAAGCGCCACCGCCACCACCGGCATGGATGATGCAGCCGGCCCCGGACTTACTCGGGCCGCTGAACGGAATTATTTCACCCTCAGAGATCGAATAGCGACCGTCACCGCCCAGGTGGAGGGCCTGCAGGCATACATAAACACTGCGTGTGTGGTGGAGCGATAGTGGTCAACATTTCGAATCGACAGTTCGACCGCATGGTAAAGGCGATCGAGCGAAGTGCCAGGCAGACGGAGCGACTCACTGCTCAGGTTGATCAGCTGCTGCACATCAATCACCAGCTGCTGGACATCGTGGTTGCTGGAGAGATGGATGAGCAGGAGGAGCATGGTAGCGGAATGTTTCTCGACGGATCAGATGCCTGATGCCGAGTAAGCCGCCGCGCCCGTGCCGGTCGCCGATGTGTGGCGGCCTGACGATCAAGCCTCATGGTTATTGCGATAAGCACGAACACCTACACAAGCCCTGGTCCACCGGCAGCGCTGGCAAGGGGCGGGGCGGCAGGCCTTGGCGGCGCAAGCGTGATCGGATCCTGCAGCGCGACAAAGGCTTGTGCCAGCCGTGCCGGCGCACGGGACGGGTCAGCCCCGCGAGCCAGGTTGATCACATCATCGAGCTCGCCAGTGGTGGCACGGATGCGGACAGCAATCTGGAATCGATCTGCAGCACATGCCACAAAGCCAAGACGGCGGCAGCGGCCAGCGCCGCCCGGGGGTAGGGGGGGTGAATCCCTACAGCCTTTGACAAACGGACACCGCAGCCCCCATTTAATTTTTACAGCCGCGAAAAATGAAATTCAGCCCGGGAGGCAAAATGCCAGGCACCTCACGCAGTGGCCGCAAGCCGAAGCCCACCCAGCTCAAGGTGATTCAGGGCAATGCAGGCAAGCGGAAGATCAATCAGGACGAGCCATTGGCTGACACGCTTTCTCAAGTTCCGCCCCCACCGACGTGGATGCCGGAACTTGCGAAGGAAGCATGGAAAAAGCTGGCGCCCTGGCTGGTCAGCGCCAAGATTCTCGCTGCCAGCGATTTGCATAACCTCGAGGTATTTTGTTGCGCCTACAGTCGCTGGCGCGAGGCCGAGAAGAACATTGCCAAGAATGGCGTGACGGTGCCCGGCATGAACAACGATATAAAGAATCCAGCGTGCACAGCGGCAAACGAGGCAACCAAGCAAATGAGCACATACGGCGCGGCGCTCGGACTTGATCCTGCTACACGAAGCCGACTCGCGGTACCTGGTGCGAAAGATGCGGCGAACCCTTTCCGGGATCTGGTGGGCAAACAGCGATGAGATTAAATGGCCAGTTTCCCGAACGTCAATGCAGCGAACAAGTACGCGCGCGACGTGGTGGCTGGCCGTGTCATAGCGTGCAAAGAGGTTCGGCAGGCCTGCCAGCGGCACATTGATGATCTGAAGTCTGAACGAAACCGAAACTTCCGGTACCGCTTCGACCGAGAGGCGGCGGAGAAGGCCTGCAGGTTTATTCAACTACTGCCACACGTCAAAGGTGCCTGGGCACGAAAGCGTGAGCTGATCAAACTTGAGCCCTGGCAGCTGTTCATAATCTGCTGCATTTTCGGCTGGCTCAAAAAGAAGACCGGGATGCGCCGCTTCCTGGAAGTGTATATCGAGGTCTGCCGGAAGAATGGTAAGTCCGCATTGGCTGCCGGCATCGCGATCTACATGCTTTGTGCTGATGGTGAATATGGTGCTGAGGTGTACTGCGGTGCAACCACTGAGAAACAGGCCTGGGAGGTTTTCCGCCCGGCCCGTTTGATGCTCACGAAATCGCCAGCGCTAATCAATGCTGCCGGCATCGAGGTGATGGCGAAGAACGTCTCTGTCCCGGTAGACGGATCCAGACTGGAGCCATTGATCGGTGACCCTGGAGACGGGTCAAGTCCCAGCTGCTCGGTGATTGATGAATTTCACGAGCACAAGACCCCGAACCTTTACGACACCATGGTGTCTGGGATGGGCGCCCGCGACCAGCCGCTGAACTTCATCATCACGACGGCCGGTTCCAACATTGCCGGGCCCTGTTATGACAAGCGTCGGCAGGTCCAGCAGATGTTGGATAACACCCTGCCGAATGATGAGCTGTTCGGGATCATCTACACGATTGATGTTGGCGACGACTGGAAGTCGCTCGAGGCGCTGAAGAAAGCCAACCCGAACTTCGGGGTATCGGTAGCCAAAGACTACCTGATCCGCCAGCAGCGCGATGCTATCCGGTACCCAAGCCGCCAGAACAGTTTCCTGACCAAACACCTGGATATCTGGGTGAGCGCGCGCACCGCCTGGCTGAACATTGCCGACTGGCAGGCGTGCGGCAAACCTCGTATCACGTTGGATCAGTTTCTGGGCATGGAGTGTTGGCTCGGCATCGACCTTGCGAGCAAGACTGATATTGCCAGCGTCGGGCTTCTCTTCCGAGAAGAGATACTGGTACGCAAAAAACAGAAGATTCGCTGGACGGGCTTCGTGCGCAACTACCTTCCAGAGGGAGCGATCGAGCGGGCCAGCACCAATAAGGCCGCTTACGAGACCTGGATAAACAGCGGACACCTCATCATCACCGACGGTGAGGAGATCGACTTCGACGAGATTCGCGAGGATGTGAAAGACCTGGCTTCGCAGTTCGCCATCAAAGAGGTGGCGTACGACCCGTGGCGCGCGACGCAGCTGGCGCATCAGCTGATGAAGGATGGGGCGACAGTGGTCGAGTACCGGAACACGGTGCAGAACATGAGTCCTGCGATGCGCGAGTTTGAGGCAGCAATCACGGGGAAAAGGTTCATCCACTCATGCGATCCGGTGTTGACCTGGATGGCCTCGAACGTAGTTTCCAGGGCTGACAAGAAAGACAACATCTACCCGGTGAAAGAGAAACCGGAAAACAAGATAGACGGCATCTTGTCGCTGTTGATGGCGATGGGGCGCGCGATAACCGTTGACGTTGAAGAGCCTCAAGAATCCATTTACGACACCTCGGATGTGACATGCTGAATGCAATATCTTTTCTAATCGGCCTGGCAGGCGCTGTACTTATGGCCACCGGTTTCTGGATGATCTACCCGGGCCTTGGGTTGATTGTTGGAGGATTCCTTTGCCTGGCTTGGTCGTGGCTGGTGTCGCGCGCCGTGGCGTCCCAGCAACCACCGACTGACGCAGGCGGTAAGCACTGATGTTCTTTCCACGGATGTTTCAGAGCGCAGCGACCGGACAGCAGGTCAAAGGCGCGGACTGGACAACGGCCATATCAGCCTGGGGTAGTCGGCAGAGCTCTGCCGGCACAATGGTCAATACTGAAACAGCCATGGGGCTGGCAGCTCTGCGCGGTTGTGTAACCCTGCTGGCAGAGTCGGTAGCTCAGCTGCCGTGCGAATTGTATGTGCGCGACGACAAAGGCGGGCGGGAGCGCGCCACCGACCATCCTTGTTACGACATGATTCACTCGCAGCCCAACCGCAAGGACACGGCGTTCGAGTATTACGAGCAGGCTCAGGGCGCCCTCGGACTGGAGGGAAACCACATAGCGCTGATAGAGCGCGATGGGGCCGGTTATCCGACAGAGTTGATCCCGATACATCCGAAGAAGGTAGTGGTCCTCAAGGGCCCTGATGCGCTCCCTTACTATCAGTTCCCTGAGATGGGCAACGAGATATTGTCGATGCGCCAGGTCCACCATGTGCGGGCATTTTCGATTGACGGTTATGTAGGCCTGTCACCGATCTACACCAATCCGGATACCATCGGCCTGTCGCTGGCGACTGAGCAACACGCGGCCGCCGTATTTAGCCGCGGTGCCACAATGTCTGGTGTCATCGAGCGCCCCAGAGAAGCAGCGCCAATTAGCGAGCAGGCCAAGGTCGATAACCTGCTGGCAAAGTTTGCTGAGCGTCACGCAGGACTGCGCAACCTGTTCTCGGTGGCTTTGCTGCAGGAAGGCATGCAGTACAAGCAGCTCTCGATGGACAACGAGAAGGCGCAGCTGATCGAGTCGCGCAAACTCGGTGTGGTGGAGATATGCCGGCTGTACAAGATCCCACCTCACATGATCCAGGAGCTGGAGAAAGCGACGTTTAATAACATCGAACACCTCGGTCTGCAGTTCGTGATCTACACGCTGCTGCCATGGATCAAGCGCATCGAGGGAGCGATGATGCGCGACCTGCTGTTACCAGGTGAGCGCAAGCAGCACTACATTGAATTCAATGTCAGTGGGCTGCTGCGCGGGGACCTGAAGTCGCGCTACGAAGCCTATGCCATTGCCAGGCAGTGGGGATGGTTGTCGGTGAATGATATTCGCCGTCTGGAAAATATGCCGCCGGTTGCCGGCGGAGATCGATATCTGACGCCCCTGAACATGACCGCTACCGGTGATGTGGGCGCAACCCTGAACGCTACTCCCCAGCAAATCAAAGAGATCGAGGGAATCCTATGCCTGCAATAAACTACCCCCACATCGCCATGATGGTGTTCAACACGCCATTGTATGCAACGCCTGATCTTGTGCGTTCGGTGCGCGCTGCGCTGGAGCCGAGACTGCTGGGTAAATCCGCATCCGGCGACATGATAACCGAGCTGATGGAGCTGTCTCGTGATGAGGAGCGTGCGATCAAGGACGTTGAGATCCATGGTCGAGTTGCGATCATCCCGGTGCACGGGATTCTGGTTGCTCGCCGCGGGCAGATCGATGCCGCGTGCCAGGAGCTGATTTCGTACGAGCGCCTGGCTACAGTCATTCATGCTGCAGTAAAGCACGACCTGGTCGAGGAGATCGTGCTGGACTTCCACACCGGCGGCGGCCAGGCCATCGGCTGCAAAGAGCTCGCAGATAACATCCGTGCATGGAGTCAGATCAAACCGATTACTGCGGTTGTGAATTTCGCCGCCTACAGCGCCGGGTACTATCTGGCCAGCGCCTGCAGCCGGATTGTTTGTAGCCCAACCGGCGGTGTCGGATCAGTCGGAGTGATCATCGAAACCTACGAAGTAAGTAAGTGGGAAGAAGAGATCGGCATCAAGTACAACACCTTCTACCGCGGCGACCACAAGAACGACTTCTCTCCGCACGAGCCGATCACTGATCAAGCCGTAGAGCAAATCAACACTCGCCTGGATTACTCCTACAACATGTTTGTTGAATCCGTTGCCTCCTATAGGGGTTTGTCTGCAGAGGCCGTGATCGATACCCAGGCCCGTTGCTTCAGTGCCGAAGAAGCCCTGGCCTTGAAGCTTATTGACGAGATCGCGCCTGGTCAGCAGGCAGTCAACGCGATTGCCCAGAAGTACACCCAATCAACTCAGCCCAATGGCCGGCGAGTGCAAGCCCGCGCCAAGGCGGTTGACCTGAATTGTCGTTTCTAGCCACGCGGCGGAGCGACCTTTACAGCGCCTTCGGGCGCTTTTTTTATGCCACCCGAAAGGAGATACGCTATGACTATCGAAGAACTTCGCCGCAAGCGATCAGAGGTTAACGCCCAGATTCAGGCGCTTGCTACTACCGAGAACGATCAAGGCAGTCTGAATGAAGAGCAGCTTGCTGAGTTTGACAAGCTGTCTACCGAGTTCGATGCACTGACAGCCAGCCTCACTCGGAAAGAAACTGCCGAGCGCACAGCTGCTGCCGCTGCGGTACCGGTGTCCACTCTGGGCAATACTTCTGCTGCCGTTCACGTTAAGAAAGAGCTGCAGCAATATCCTGGCGCCGGCTTCGCGCGAGTTGCGATGTCGATCGCTGCAGGCAAGGGTGATCTGTCCCAGGCTGTTAAGTTCGCTCGCGCTGAGATCGGTGATGAGTCCGTTGCAATGGCGGTGGAAACTTCTGCCAACAGCGGCGGATCATTGATTCCTCAGAACCTGCACGATGAGGTTATCGAACTGCTGCGTCCCCGTACGGTGGTGCGCAACCTGGGAGCGCGCACAATGCCGTTGCCCAACGGCAACCTGAGCTTGCCTCGCATGGCCTCTGGCGCAACGTCCAGCTACGTTGGTGAGGGTAGTGACGTGCTGGCCAGCGGGGGCACCACAGACGATGTCGCGCTGACAGCCAAGACCATGATCACTCTGGTTCCTATTTCGAACCAGCTTATCGGTCGCGCCGGCTTCCAGGTTGAGCAGATCTTCCTGAATGACGCACTGGCCAGCATGGCGGTTCGCGAAGACAAGGCCTTCCTGCGTGACACAGGCGCAAGTGATACCCCAACGGGTTTTGCAAAAGTGTGTCTCGACGAAGGTCGGGTCGTGGCCTGGAGCGGTACGGTTGACCTGGCAACAATCGATGCCTACCTGGACAGCTTGATTCTTGAGCTGATGGAAAGCGACAGCCTGTTGGTGTCACCTGGCTGGGCGCTGGCGCCTCGCACGTTCATGAAGCTGTTTGGTCTGCGTGATGGCAATGGGAACAAGGTTTACCCGGAAATGGCGCAAAACATGCTGAAGGGCTGGCCCATCAAGCACTCTACAACCATCCCCGTGAATCTGGATACATCGGAAGCGGCGAACAACGACGAAACCGAAATCTACTTCGCCGACTGGGCGGATGTCGTAATCGGTGAAAGCGACACCATGTCGATCGCATTCTCAAACGAGGCGGCATATAAGGACGCCGGCGGCAACATGGTCAGTGCTTTCAGTCGCAACCAGTCGTTGATCCGCGTCGTCAAGGAACACGATGTCGGTTTCCGTCATCCGGAAGGCCTGGTGCTGGGTACCGAGATCCCCTGGTAATCGTGCATAAACCGTGAAATAGGCGGGCGCTGCCCGCCATTTCTCACACACACCGCTACATAAACTGAGGGTTTTACCCATGCCAAAAAGTAAAGCAGGAAAGGAAAAAACGATTTCCATGACATTCAGGAAATCGTGGGGCCGTCACGCGGCCGGTGATCGTGCGGGCTTCAACGCGGATCTGGCCAAGCAGCTGGAGGAGCGCAAGATTGCAGTGCCCAGTGCTTCGCTAAAAAAGGGTGGCGCTGGCCCAGCTGACCCGGACAAAGGCGGTGCCGGCAAAGGTGCAGCAGGCTCTGCTGGCGCCGGCAAGAAAGACGACGGTAAAGTTGCTGCCGATGCCGGCGCTAAAGGCACCGAGGGCGCCGACAAGGTGTAACGCCATCGCCAAGGACGGCGACTTACTGAGCTGAATTATGGTTGATCTCGAATTTGCAAAACTTCAGGTCCATTTGGAGGCTGAGGACACAGCGGAGAACGCGCTGCTCGACGTATTGATACGCGCTGCGTACCGGTTTGCAGAAGCGCACACGCAGACCCGGATTGCGCCTACGCAAGTTGTTTTGGTCTTGGACAGGTTCCCGGTCAATAGCAACCCTATCGAAGTTCCATGGACTCCGGTGCGGGCGATTTCCAGTTTGGAGTACATCGACCAGGATGGCCAGGAGCAATCGCTTGATCCAGAGACTCTGCGTCTAGACTCACGATCAATCTACGCCAGTATCTATCCGCAATTTGGTACGAGCTGGCCCGTGGCAATAGCTGAGCCAGAGAGCGTGACGATAACGCTCGATGTTGGATTCGCAGAAGACGATGAGCCGGCGGACATTACAGCCGCGATCTTGTTGACCATAGGGCACCTGTATGAAAACCGTGAGAGCGTTGTTATTGGCAGCTCTGCAGTTGAATTGCCTTTTGGTGTGAAAGCTCTTTTGGCGGACTACGTGATAACGGCGGTGGGCTGACGTGAGGGCTGGAAGACTACGACACAGACTGCAGCTTCAGCAAAAGGCAAAGACCAGAGATCTGGATTCTGGTGAGTTCATCGACAGTTGGCAGACTCAAGTTACCGTATGGGCTGAAATTGAACCGGCCAATGCCAGCGAGTTCATTGAATCATCTGCGACCCAGGCGCAGATCACAGCAAAGATCACAATACGCTTTCGCCCAGGGCTGGACTCGGCAAATTGGCGAGGCGAACACAAGGGCACAATCTACAAATTCGAAGGGCCGCCCATGCCCGATCCCAGGTCAGGGCGGAAGTACCTTTTGATAATGGCGTCGACAGGAGTTTCTGATGGCAGCTAAGCACATTTACCAGGCCGGTGATCCGCAAAGCCGACGTGTCGAAGAGGTCCGCGTTAACGGGGTGCCGGTTCCCAAAGTAATTTATGCAGATACGCGCCGGGGTGTAGTGCGCGCGTTTCGCGATCCGTTTCAGACGGACAAACATGGCAAGCGGGCGCTGACGCGCACACTGCGGGGGAATGTAGAGGTTACGCTGCGTGACTGATGGGCTGACACATAGTATCGCCGGCATTGACGATGTCGTTGATCGTCTCAGTCAATACCCTGACCGGGTACAAAAGCGAGTGGCTACAGCTGCAGCACGCAAGGGTGCCAATGTGTTACGAGATGCCGCTCGGCTGCGCGCGTCCAAACTCGACGATCCAGATACGCCACGCAACATCTCATTGAACATTGTTGCCCAGAGCGCCGCCCGGCTTGGCCGTGAGAACGGCGGGGTGGCAATGCGCGTCGGTGTCCTGGGCGGCGCCCGTCCCAGCTCGGAGTCCGGTACCGACGCGAACCCCGGTGGCTCAACACAGCACTGGAGAATGCTGGAGTTCGGCACGCAGCACATGCCAGCCCAGCCCATATTCCGCCCGGCCGCCGCTGAGTCGCAGCAGGCGGTGTTCAGCGCGATGGCGGATGAGTTCAATAAACGGCTCGACCGATTGGAGAGGGATAACTGATGTTCGCACCAGTATTCGCCACGCTCTCCGCCTCGGCAGAGGTTGCGCAATTGCTGGGCTCTGGTGCCGATATGCGCCTGTACCCCATCGAGGCCGACCAGGGCACGCCTGTGCCATATGCAGTCATCACGCAAATCGGCGGACCAACCGAGAACCAGCTTTCCGGTGGGTCGGCGACCGATCGTTATCTGATCCAGATCGATAGCTACGCCAAAACGCTTACTGAAGCACGAGCTGTCGCTGGCGCCCTGCGCGCCGCAGTACAAGACTTTGCGGACGTTGACTCAGTCGGCCGTGAATCCCGAAGTGCGAAAACCAGGCACTACAGTTACCAGTTCGATATTGAATGGCTAATTGCAAATTAACTCTACAGGAGCACAGACATGTCAAAGGTTGATATCACAAAAGGCATGAAGGTTTACATGATCGATCCGGCGGCCAATGATGGTGCTGGCGCTGTCGTCGAGCTGAAGAAAGTCACCAGCTTCAACTTCGGCGGTGCGCCTGCAACCGAAATTGATGACACCACGTGGGACAACGAGGAGGTCATGACACGCATTGCTGGCCTCAAGGACCCGGGCCAAGCGACACTGAACGTGTTGCACAGCGTGGGAGAAGCTTCCCACAAGCTGCTCAAGGATATGGACGACGCCAACGACAGCATGCAAACCACATTTGCTGTTGGCTTCAATGACGGCGCCGCGCCTCCCACAATCACTACCGGGGAGTTTACCTACCCGGACACTCGCACATTCATGGCAATCAAAGGCTGGGTAATCGACTGGCCGATTGATTTTCAGCTCAACAGTAGCGTGCCGGTACCGGTTTCTATTCGCCGTGCAAGCAAGCTGATCGTCAGCCGGAAGGTGCCGGCGTAAGGAGTAGCCAGTGAACGTTGAACAACTTATAGCCTCGGGCGCGGTCCGCCCGACGGAACTGATCAAGAAAGAGATCACTTGGGCCCGAATAGATGAATCCTCGGGCGATGAGTTGGTAGATGTCTTTGACGTGCACGTCCGGCGCTTGGCATATATCGATCAGGAACGAATGCTGCGCATGGCATTCAGGAGCAGCCGAGATGCATCGGATGATGATGAAGATGCTGTTCAGCCTGCTCAGCATGACAGCACGACCGCTGCTCTTATCTGCGTTGCTATCCGCCTGGGTGACGACGCCAGTGAGGAGCTGACTTACGACCAAGCCAGGCAGCTTGAGCCAAACCTGGCGCGCGCAATGCTCGATGCGATCAACCTGGTGAATCCCACGCCTGTTAAAAAAAAAGCTCTCGCCAGAGGAAGTAGTTTGGCACGAGCTGGTGCTAAACGGGGTCGGGGGAAGAACAGTCCAAGAGGCCAAGCAAAATCTAAGTCCAGCTGAGTTTGCGAGCTGGGTGATGTACGTCAATCAGTACGGCTCCATCAACCCGTCCCGGCGTATCGAGTTCAGCCTGGCTCAGGTATCGGTTCAGATCAATCATGCCCTGGGCGGCCACAACACACTTGCTGACTACATGCCTCATACAAAGGCAGACGACACCATTTCATTCGAAGACGCTATGGAGAGTTGGACGTAATGTCACGACGATCGCTGGGCACATTAACCGTTGACCTCATCGTGAAGATGGGTGGATTCGAGCAGGGCATGTCACGTGCCTCGCGCGAAACCAAAAAGCGCATGCGTGAGATTCAGAAAAGCGTTGATGAAACCGCCAAGCGGGTGAAGAACTTTATTGCCGTCGGAGCGGCCGCTGTCGCTACTGGCGCAGCGATAACCGCAGCCATGGTCAACAGCGCCCGACAGTCTATTGATTCCCAGGCAAAGCTGGCCAGATCTCTCGATACGACATATGACTCCCTGACCGCTTTGCAGATGCGCGCTGGTGATTCGGGCATCGATGGTCTGGAGGCGTCGCTTAACAGGATGAATCGCCGCTTGGGCGCCGTTGAGATGAACGCAGGCCCCGCGGTGAAGACAGTGAAGGCATTGCGCCTGGACCTTGAGGCCATGGCCAATATGGGAGTAGACGAGCGGATAGGTTACATCGGTGACCGTATTCGGGAGATGAATGTCTCCAACGAGGAGGCGGCCAGACACCTGCAGCAGTTGGGCTTTGAGCAGGCCGCAGCGATCGAATTGTTCCGCGATGGCTCTGATGCCGTAGACCGGTACCGAAAGGAAGTCGACGGCCTGGGTTTGTCCATGGATGATCTGGACGCTCAGCGTGTGGAGCAGATGAATGATGCCCTGGGCATTTTCAACGACATGCAACTGTCGATCGCCAACCGCCTGACCACCGCCGTTGCCCCGTCGATCCTGTCCATCGCTGAGTCCATCGAAGAGGCGTGGATCCAGACTGATAATTTTGGGCTGGCGTCAGTGGAATTCGAAGAGAGTTTCCGAAGCTCAGTGGCAGGCGCCCTCGACGCTACCGCTGATCTCGTCGACTTTATGGAGCTGCGCGGCGGCGACATGGCCACATTCGGCCTGATCGGGTATCTGTTTTTTGGTAAAACTGGCCGCGCAGGCGCTGCCATTGGCGCTGCAGTTGGCTACCTGTTTTCTGAGCTGCGCATGAACATGGCGCGTTTGGGTATCGGTGTAGACGAGCAGGCAGCCGAACTCATTCGTCTGGAAGAGAGAGCTGCCGCGCTTACCGCGCAACAGGCGCGTCTCGCATCTCAAGACGAGGCAACGGCTGCGGTCATGGGTCGCGGGCCTAACCCAGACGGACTCCAGGCAAAAATTGACGAAACTGTCGCCGCCGCAGCTGAGCTGAGGGAGGCTATGGGTCCGGCTGCTTGGGCTGATTTCAACAAGTATTTTGGCGAGGCTGAATCTTCCGCAGAGGGCTTTTCAGGCTTTTTGAGGGAGGCTGCAGACAGCTTGCAGACCCTTTCAAGCGGCGCTCCACCGGGCTCGTCTGGGGGTGATGGTCGCCCTGACGGCTTCCCGCCAGAGGATCAGGAAGAACTTTTAGCGATCTACCAAGCGCAGGAAGAAGCGTTGCACCGTCAATTGACTCTGTATGGCGATACCTCCGCCATTGCCAACCTGATGTACGAGATGGAACAGGGCTCGTTGGCCGAACTAAACCCCATGATGAAAGAGCGGCTGTTGTATATGCAGCAACAGCTTGATGCGATGGATGAGGAAACAAAAGCCGATCTGGAGCGCCAAGAACGGCTTGATCAGCAACGAAAGGTCACGGAGCAGTTCGCCATCCAGGCGGCCAGGAATGTTCAGAACTCGCTTGCAGAATACCTGTTTGACCCATTCGATGAGGGGTTGAAGGGCATGCTCAAAGGCTTGGGAGACACGCTCCGCCGAATGGCCACCCAGATCGCGTCGCAGAAGCTGCTGTCCTCACTGTTCAGTGGCATGTCTAATTCCAATGTTGGCTGGTTGTCATCACTTGGAGATTCATTTGCTGGCGCATTTGACAGCGGCGGGAACATCCCCGCGGGCCAGTGGGGCATCGCCGGCGAGATCGGGCCGGAGATTGTTCGGGGCCCAGCGATGGTAACCAGCAGGACCGACACGGCGCGCGCCTTGGGCGCGAACGTCAGCATCAATGTGATAAACAACGCCGGCGTCAATGTGCGCCAGGGTGAGACTCGGTTTGATGGCGGGCGGACAATGATTGATGTTGTTATCGAAGCCGTCCGCACAGGCATGCGCCAGGGCGATCTTGACCAGGACCTTGCCGCTACCTATGGCATAACCCGAGCCGGGGGAAATAGCTGATGGCAGCAAACCCGAACTCAGCTCTGGAGACATGGCCGGCTCTGTTTGGCAAGCCGCTACGTGACCCTGGTGTCGGCGTTATTGATCCGGTGATCCGCACGCCCATGGACGACGGATTCAAATCGCGCCGGCGCTTTATCACCCCAGTTATCACCGGTTCTTATTCGTTGCTGATGACCAATGCAAAGTACCTGCTGTTCCAGTCCTGGCACCAGCACAAGATCGCCAGTGGCAGTGACTGGTTCAATTTTCAGGTACGAGCTGGCGCAGAGGTTGAATGGGAAGAGGTGAAGATGACCGGCATATACCAGGCACAGCCCCAGCAAAACAGGTATGTGACGGTCACTTTCTCAATTGTTCAGCGCACGAACTCCATCCCCGCTGAAGCTACACTGGATGCTGCTCTGTCATGAGTAACCTGAATACTGTACGCGCCTCGGCGCCGTCCGGCATAGTTATCGTCGAGACGCTTGAGGTTCTTCACGACAGCTTCCCATCCCCGATCCGGGTGACTAATCAGCTCGAGGCTTTCAGCGCCACCCTTGAGGACACGGCGCCACATGATGCTGGGCAGCTGGTAGCGTTTCAGCCTGCATATTTTGAGCTCATATTGCCCAATGCTAACAACGGTGGCACCGAGATCATTGATGTAAATATCACGAACATCGACCAGGTTGCGGCTGATCGCATGGAGATTGCGATGGCGAACCCTGGGCCGGTCAGCCTGATATTCCGCGTGTACCTGTCAAGTGACACATCCGGCCCGGCTATCGACCCGCCGACACGGCTCACAATTGAGAGTGCCGCCGCCGACTATGTCAGTTTGAGAGCAAAGGCCAAGAATGCGGACAACATAAACCGCAAATTCCCTGGCTGGGTCTATAACACGTTCGACCACCCAGGGCTGGCCAGATGAAGTATTCCTACATCCGCGATTACATGGGCGCCCGGTTCCGTCACGACGCGTACGGGGAAGATGGCTGCTTCGACTGTTACGGCCTTGTCTGGCACATTGCTAAGCATCATGGCGGTATAGAGCTGCCAAGGTTTGATGACTACGCCGGTCAGCTGGCGCGGATAAACGCCGCGATCGACGGCGCCGTTCTCTCCAGCGACTGGCGAGAGGTAAGCGCCCCACAAGACTTCGACGCGGTTGTCATGCGCAGGGCAGGAGAGGCGTACCACGTTGGATGTTGGCTTGGCGTCGATGATGGCAAGGTGCTGCATGCCACACCACAAGGTGTTCTTTGCAATGACCTGGCGGGGCTGCGGCGCATGAACTTTCAGCACATCACTTTCTACCGGTATATCCATGCTGATCACTGAGTACCAGAACGGCTTCGACCTGCAGCATGATCGCGCGTTTTACAGCCCAGCCCCAGGCACGACTTTCGCTGACTGGTACGAGATACACTACCGTGGTCGAGAATACAGCGTTGCTCTGGTCGTGCTGGATGGAGAGCCGCTGGCGCGTGAGCGCTGGCGCGATGATTTGAAAGGCGAGCAGATCCACATAATGCTCAAGCCCGGCGATCCGATGACAGTATTCACGGTCATCAATACTGCCTTGGCAATCGGCTCCGTTGTCTATTCCCTGGTCAACCGGCCAAACGCTCCAAACACTCCAGAAGAAAGCCCGACGTATTCAATCAATGCCCAGTCCAATGAAGCGCGCCTGGGCGCTGTGGTGCCCGTGCAGTATGGTCGACACCGGATCTGGCCGGATCTCCTGTCGCAGCCGTTCAGCACCTATGCCAGCAACGATCAGTACCTGTACCAACTTTTTTGTGTCGGTGCCGGCGAGTACGACACTGAAGATCTGCAGATCGATGACACAGTCGTCGAGAACTTCAGTGAGATTGACTACGAGTACTACTACAACACGCCGGTGACGCTGTTCCCGACCAACGTTGTTACGGCCAGTGAGGTTGGCGCTCAGGAACTTGGTACTGATTTCACCGGTCCGTTCATCGCGTCCGCTGGCGGGACCCAGGCCAACCGGCTTGAGATTGACATTGTGTGGGATCAGGGGCTTTTCCGAGCTCGCTCAGAAGGCGACACGGATCCAGCGACGACGACACTGATAGCCGATTACCGAGCCATCGATGACCTAGGCGAACCTACCGGATCCTGGACGACCTTCTTAAACGAGGTGATCACCGATACCACCCGCGTGCCCAAGCGTCTTACCCGGGCAGTTGCCGTAACGCCTGGTCGTTATGAAGTGAGACTGCGCCGCGGTGAGATAAGCCAGACCGGTCCGAAGATGTTTACCCGCTGCGTTTGGGAATCTCTGCGCGCCTACCTGGAGGATGATGCCGAGACATACGAGGGCCTCACGGTTCTCGCAGTGCGTGCCCGGGCCACCGGTAACCTGAATCAGAACAGCAGCCGGCGTTTCAACCTGGTTGGCACGCGCAAGCTGCCAATATGGGATGGCTCACAATGGTCCGCCCCGACGGCCACCCGATCCATTGCGTGGGCGTTGGCTGACATCATACGCGCTGAGTATGGAGCAGCCCGTGCGGATGACTTGATTGACCTGCAGAAGCTGCTGGCTCTGGATGCCACCTGGAGCGACCGAGGAGACATGTTCGACTATCGCTTCGATGTGACCACTACCATGTGGGAGTCGCTGAAGCTTGCCGCCCGTGCCGGCCGCGCGATACCTGTCATGAATAACCAGGTGATCAGCTTCATGCGCGCCGCACCGCAGAGTGTTCCGGCCACGATATTCAACAGAAAGAACCTGCGCGATTTTACAGTCGAGTACCAATTTCTAAACGAGGAATCACCGGACAGTGTGTTGGCTGAATATGTTGCCCCCGACCTTGGCTGGCAAGTGCATCAGGTCCTTTGCCAGCCCCCGGGCAGCGCGGGCACGAATCCAAAACGCGTGCGCTACAACGGCATCATCAATCGCGAGCAGGCTTTCCGAGAGGGCATCTATGATGCCGAGGTCGAACGCAAGCAGCGCAAAACCTGTAAATTCACCACTGAGTTGGAAGGGTACATCCCGCAGCAGGGTGAGCTTGTTGCCGTCGCAAACGAGGATTTCCGGTACGACCAAGGCGGAGAGGTCGTAGAGGTAGATGGGCTGGTGCTGACGTTGTCAGAGCCGCTGACCTGGACTCCGTCCGTGGCGCATGCAATCCGTCTTCGCAAGGCCGACGGGAGTGTCGATGGTCCGCACCTTGCTCTTGCTGGGCCGAACCCAAATCAGGTGGAGCTCAATGAAGCCCTGGACTGGACGCCGCAAACTGACGGCACAATGGTGCGCACTCTTTATCATTTTGGCGTTTTGGGCTCGACGCTCAGCGATTTCCTGATTAAAGAGATGCGGCCACGCGGGAGGCTTGAGGTAGAGCTGGTATGCCTGGGTGTTGTGGACTCAGTCCATAGCGTTGATGAGGCCGAGGTTCCGCCGGACAATACGCCTGGGCCCATCGCAGGTAATCCGGATGGCCCCGTAATCAGAACGTTGCTGGTTGAGAACGCCAGCAATCCGGCCATACTCCACATTGCTTGGTCCCCAGCGCCTGGTGCCACCGAATACGTTATAGAGCGCAGCCTTGATGATGGGGACACGTGGAGCCTGTGGACTACTACCACCAACACGCAGATAACACTGCCAGCACCAACGGGCGACCTTAGCGTTCGCGTTGCCGGTGTTGGTCGTGCCCGGGGTCCCTGGAAGTATTGGTCAGGGACTGTCGGAGAGTATGACATCCACTCCCCAACGGGACTTAGTCTCACAGCTGAGCTGGCCCTGTCTACCAGCGGTGATTACGTGACGAACTTGGTATTCACGTTTAGCCCTGAAGAAGACGACTATCACATCAAAACGTTTGAGGCCCAGTATAAGCTGGCGCGACACGCCGACTGGAAGCCTTTGTATAACGCATTGGAAACACGTTGGGAGTGGCAGAGCGCCGAGATCGGCGTGCACCAAGTCAGGGTGCGTTCGGTTTATGTCCAGGGGGAGGTTTTCAGCGACTGGGCGGAGGCGCAGATCACTAGCCTGGGAACCTTCGACTCAATCGCTGCTGTCGGCCTTCCTGACCCAGTGGATCCGCTTCTGTTCATCACCACTGATACCGAGAAGTCCACTGCAGATATTCGTATCAGCGTGGGGTATGAGGGAGAGGGCGCGGCACCTGACCGTTTCCTCCTGTTTTATTCTGCTGCACAGGCTCCGGCCACCCTGCAAATAACATCGGACGATGGCAACAAACTCTACATCGACCCCGATGCAAGCATTGCAGGCACGTTCAGTCTGTCGGTGGTCGCCGGCAGTACCGCAAAGAGAGTGAGATTCAGCAACACCGGCATTGATATCGATTTGTCCGGGATGTGGTGGATTGCAATCGAGTCTCCAGGTAACGGCAACACCCGCTTTTTCAAAATAGCTGAGAGCAGCACCACTGAATTTGTACTAGCCGCAGCCGATGAGTTCCCTTTCATACCAGCGCCTGGAGACACGATCCAGGTGGTTGAACTCGAGTATGCCGATAGTCGTCTGCCCGAGTTCAGCCTGCTATGGGTAAACGGTGAAGTGATACGTCATGGCGGCATCGATTTTGATGGCCAGTATTATGTCGTGGCGCAGCAGCGCGGGGCAGAGGGTACCACCCAGTCAGACCAGGGTGGGCAACTGGCGCACTATTATCCTGCACTGGGCCCGTTGACGAATACTGTTGAGATTATGGCCAGCGATTTCCAGCTGGTTGACGGTAGATTCGTTTACAGCGGCACCATCCCAGTAAGCATACCCAGCGAGATGGTATGGGGTTCGGTCAGCTGTTGCCTGGCGCGGCGCGCTACTGAAAGCACAGGTACGCAGTACGTCCGCAGCAACATTGTTCAATTGATTCAGGCGGGACCAGCATGACGACTATCGGTCGAGGCAATGCGTCTATCGGCATGAGCAGCGTCCGTGCCTCTTCGCCCACGTTGCCGCTGCCTCAGCAGATACCGACACTGGCAGATGAAGTTGCACGCCTGACCGCCAGGTTCCAAAACCTCGAAACCCTGGTCGAGCGCAAAGCGGATAACGACACCCTCCGATCCGCCATCAGGATATCCCCCGAGTCCATCCTGCTGGAGGCGAAGGACGTCGGTGTGCTGGGCACGTTTACTGTCGCTGCCATCATCGATGAGCAGAACGGAACCACCACCGGCAATGTCCCGCTGGCAATCACCCAGATCCGTGGCGATGTGATTCGCACTGGCACGATTGTCTCGAACAACTGGGGCACCAGTGCAGGCACTGCGATCAACCTCAACGATGGCACGATCATCATCGGTGGCAGCGATAGCCCTACATTTGAGTACGATGGCACCGATCTGACGCTGACCGGAACGATCACTGCCGACTCGGTTATAGCCAACACTGTCACCGTCGATGGCGTTGAGATGGGCACCATCAAAAGCAACTCAGCTACCGGTGCCAGTCACGCTGGCGCCAGTGGTAACCCTCACGGTACATCGCTGACGCAGGTTTCTGGCGATCTGGACGACATAGCTGACGGCTCGACGTATTTCAGGGCCAACATCAACCAGCTAAACGGTGCGGGGCGGGCTTTCAGCGCTCTGGACAGCTCATTCGATTACATCCGCACGCTCGGTACCCAGAAGATCGCTATCAGCGGCAGCAATCCGTTAAACGGCGGGATTATCGATGTCAACGGCCTGCGCTGGTACCAGGCGGGCTCCCCCACGTTCGTTTTGGCGGCCAGCGGTGGCGCCACCTTCTCGGGTGACGTTGTAACTGTTGGGCGAGTCGTTGCGAGCGGCGGGGAAACTGTTTCAGGCCAGCTCGCCGCGATGCATGCTATTTGCGGCGCTGTAGGCGGCAGCGGTCTGTATGCCAGCCGTGGTTCAAGTGGAAGCCAGGCAATCCTTGCAGATGGCAACGGAGGTACGGCCCTGACCATTGTTGGACTGCTCGCGAAAGTGCGCGTGACAAATCAAGTCATAGAGATTTGGAACCATTCAGACGGTACCTATGTCGGTAAATTCGAATACCGCTTCGGCTCACCATAACAGGATACACATCATGCCCAGAACCAAAATCATCACATCGCGCCGGCGCAAGGAGGTGCCCGAGGACATCATAGCCCTGAGCATTTCCTATGTGAATAAAACGGCTGAAGTCGGTACCGCCCAGGGTGAAATCATCGACGGTGAGTTCGTACCGGACATGACCACGGCAACCTACGAGATGATTGACTTCGATGAGCTCATGGCCGCTGGCGACAATGGCAAGCCCCGAGGCGAGTTCAGGAAAGACGATCTTTTCAATGTTATCGATAAAAAACACGCTACGAAGGGCAGGAGCAGATCGAAATGACGAAATCAGATTACGAAAAACTGGCAGCGACGCTCAAATCAGAGCTCGGGGATAACGTGGGCAGCAAACTAACACCTGCGCTGGCGACCGGCCTGATGGCCTGCGTGCTGGAAGATGCTGCAGCTCTCATTGTGGATGAAAAAGAGGGTAAGCCAAGTGGCAAGTCTAACCGAACAGCTAAATGATCTGTATCGCCGCATAAACGGCCTCCAGTCTCGCCTGACCGGCCTGTCTCCAGATCCTAATCTGTTGGCCGCCACTGGTGAGCGAATCAGCTATGGCTGCAAGGTCACAGAGGGCTCTGACGACACGGACATGATCGTCGCCTTGGAAGGCGAGGCCTCTGGCGACACCGACAACTTGAATCCGGACCTTTCAGCAACACCGGCTTACCCATTTGAATACGCCAACATCGCATTCACAAAGTCTGGTGGTTTCTTCTCGGGTGATCTTGAAGCCACTCTGGCTGCTGTGCCGGGTACCGGGCTGGCGCGTTATGACATCGCCTACATATTCAATGGTCCGGCAGGGCCCGGCTTCGCGGTGGCCACGGGCACACCCTCTGAAGGTGTCAAGACTGCTTATGATAACGATGGCCTGGTAACCACACCCTATGACTCCGGAACTGACGCTGCGCTGCCGGTGGGGGTCATGCCGGTTGCTCGAATCTATGTCGAGGACGATGTAACCGGGATACCAGATTCACGCATCGCAGATATCCGTGACTTTGCAGGCACTCTGCAGGGCGAGGCATTCACATACGATGACCTGACCCCGACGCAGAAGAATGAACTTGCCAGTGGTGCCATTGTTGATGTTACTGCTCTGAAGGAGTCGGCCGAGGATGCAGAGGAAGGGGCCGAAACAGCGGCCGCGACAGCAACCACCCAGGCTGGCGTTGCGACTGCGGCAAAGAATGACGCCACCACCCAGGCTGGTATTGCCACAGGCCAGGCTCAGCTTGCTGCTGAGATTGTGAATATCGATGAGGTGCAGACGTTTACAAGCCCACTTGCCCGCGCCCCGGCAGTTGCAATGACAGAGAGCGCGAGTGTTGGCGGTATCAGTCAGGCGAGCAATCTCCAAAACAGCTTCAACACCGGTGATTTCTCTGTCGTATGGAAAGGCTCGGTGGCAGCCCTCACTTCTTTCATAACCGCAGTGACGAAATTCACCACATCGGGGGGCAATCGTGGTTTCGGGCTGTATTTAACCAATACCGCTTCTGACTATCGGCGATTGCGGATGGGTTTATCTGGTGATATTGGAGAAAACCCATACTATTCTACTGTTGATTGTGACTTCAGTGCTGGTGAGTTTTTCGAGGTCTGCGCGACTGTAAAACGAGAAACCGTGTCCGCGGCCGGCACTATCACTTTCTACGTCAATGGTGTGCCTTTGGGCGCCCCAGTTGCTATTGCTGCAGGTGCGATCGGTGATATCGATACTGCGGAGAAACTTTATGTATCGGGCCAATTCACTGGAACAGTAAGGCACTCTGGAAACACCGGAGAAACCATACTCTACAACCGAGCACTGGCGGCGTCCGAGGTTTTGTCGCTGTACATGAATGGTCCTGCTGCATCTGATATTTATGGCAGCCAGGTAAATCTAATACCTGAGCCAATTGACCTTACGAATGCTTCCTGGTCTAAGTTTCAATGCACTATCGATGCAGGCGCAGTCACAGGGCCTGATGGTGTAACACCCGCAGACGTGATAGTTCCAGCTGTAGGGGTTGATCAAGCTGATATTCGTTACGTGATCCCCCCAGTGGTTGGCAAGAAATACAGAACCAGATGCAAGGTCAAAGCTGAAGGATATGACCAAGTGACCGTGGGTGGTTTTCATCTCACACCTGGTGCTGGAGGCGCAGTATTTAACTTGAATACACTGGCCGCTTCCAGTGTCTCAGCGGGAATAATACCAACAATTTATGCTCTTGATGACGGGTGGGTTTTCCTGTCTGTGGAGTCAACGCTGCCGTACCTATCTGGACCGAATTTTGGTTTTATTGGCCCCACGTCTTTTGTTGGTGACGGTACTTCAGGTTTGGCAGTTACAGAAATCAAAACTGTGGTGGTTGGCATCACGACTCATCTCTCTACAGAGGACGCCCAGTCAGACACCGGGCAGATGCTAGACAGGGCGCACGGCAATCACGCTCTATTGCCGGCCAGCGGGGCTAAGGTTATTGGAGTACCTCAGGCGCGACAGCGCAAAGTGCAATCAAATGATCATAGCTGGACTGCCACCAATGAGATTCAATATCTGGCCAAAGTTAATCAGGCTGTTGTCCCGGGCGATGCGGCTGTCATGTATATCGACATCGAGGCCAGCGCCACCGGCAGCTTTGATATTGGGGATGGCTCTGACCAGGATCGGTATGTCGCGGCCCAGGCGCTCGTCGTAGGAAAAAACAGGGTGTCCCTGACATCGACTCCTTTCTGTGACGGGACGAACAAGAAGCTGACTGCCAAGCCCACCGCCAGTTACACCGGAACAATCTCGGTAACGGCAATCTACTACAGCGCGGAGGCCTGATCATGCTGACAGTAACCGCCAATGAGCAATCAATTGATATTTATCGCGGCGACATTGTGCGAGACACAATCGAAACCAGCGTCGGTTTGGTGCCATTTGAATGGACTACCGGCTTCAGCTTGGCTGCCGCTGTTGAGGCTATCGAGGCATTCCTTGATGATGAACCGCTGGAAATAGAGTCAACCGGCCGGGGCTGGATAATTGATCTTGAATCTGAAACACACCCGCAGGCCGAGATAACTGACATCGACTTCATGGTTAATCTGATCAATTTCAAGTGGATTGATGGGCCGTATCCGGGCGACTGCGCGGTGAACTATGAATTCACTACGGACACTACCCCGGCAGAATTGACGGGGGCTATCTTAGCGTTGATTCAATGATATAGGTGTCATTCGTCAGGTGCTATCATCGGTCATCATCCACAGAAAAGGATAGCCCCGCATGATCGCCGAGATAAATCCGGCCTACATCGCTACCATTGGTCTACTGCTGGACATTGCAGGGGTTTGGTTCATCTTCAAATTCGATCTAGGTAAAGGAATTCCAGTATTCAATTCTGATGGCACCGAACACATGATTGGGCAAGGGTCCTCGAGCGATCGCAGAACATGGAAAAAACGCCTGGCTGGTTCCGGGATATGGCTAATTACAGTCGGGTTCACTCTGCAGATAATAGCGCTCTGGATGCCGTGATTGCTTCCTAATATAAATCCCGCTAAACCCCCATTAACTGGCCTTTACAGGGTGGTTGTATTAGGAAAGAGGGGTGTTAAGTCGTTGAAAAGGTTGATTTGCACAACGGCCTTCTAAGCCGGGGGCTAACTTGATAATGCTTCAATATCTACAGGTCCGCTCCGCTCTCCAATAGGCTTTATGACAACGTCTCCTAAATTGTATTTGAGCACGCCTGGAGCGCGGCCCCAATTATTAGCAAACTCAAAACCAAAGGTGAACTCCTCAAAATATTCGCCTGTGGGAGTTCTATAGGAGCACGCACAATATAAGACTAAACTCTCTCCGATTAACACATGAGAGTGTGGGCCGTCTTGCTTGAACTTACTCGCTAGTCGTTGAAAGTCGTCAAAAGACAAAGAAAGCGTGTTATCGATTGAGTCTGAAGGTCCGATCGTTAGCCCAACCTCCTCTTTTAATTTACTGTACACGTCAAAAGACGAAACAATATCTTCCGTAGAAGCGAAAATTCTTATGTCAGTTTTTACTTGCAGTGCCATCGATAAACCCGAATTGACCCAACGGATATAATAATTAAATGCCGAATTCGCACTATCGAATTGTTCTGGCTTCACCGATGGTTTTGTTGCGGAAATCCTCGCTTCGGTCGATTTTAGCTGGCGCTGCAAAATCATGTTTGCTTCAAGGGTCTGCTGGTAAGTTTTTCGCAGGAATACTAAGGCAAAGAAAGCGACAATCACGCCAGCTACACTGGCGATTGCGGATATCCAGTCAGTAATGTTCTGCCCAGTCATAGCTTTCGCCACTGCGGGATATACCATACCGGCAAACAGTGCCAGAAAGATCCAGTGACTATACTTGAGCAT